AAGTGATACCTAATGGCAATAGCAAATTATTTTTACAATTCTACGATTCGCAAATATGTTGCTCTATTTGGTACATATTTTAATCAATTAGAAGTTCGCAGAACAAGTACTGATGGGACTCTTAATCAGAGACAGATAGTACCTATTTCTTATGGACCATATCAAAAGATTTTAGCAAGACTTGAACAAGATCCTACATTACAAGGCGGAGCAACGCAAGACGCATTTGGAAAGCCAACTGCAGGACAACCATTCGCAATGACATTGCCTCGTATGGCTTTTGAATTAAATAGTTTTACATATGACGCAGAACGAAAAGTTGCGCCAACAAGAAAATTAAGAAAGACCGCTGTAGATGTAGATAACGGTGGCAGACGATTTGTATATTCAGGAACTCCATATAATATGGGATTCAGTTTATACATCATGGCAAAATATAACGAAGACGCGGTTAAATGTTTAGAACAAATATTACCGTTCTTTAATCCAGAATTTACAAGCACTGTGAATCTGATACCAGGATTAGAAGCAATTGATGTCCCTCTCATATTAAATGATGTGACATCAGAAGATTTATACGAAGAAGCCTTTACACAAAGAAGAAGTATACTATATACATTAAACTTTACAATGAAAGGTTGGTTCTTCGGTCCTGAGAAGGATAAGGCAGTTATTAAGTTTGTTGATGCAAGAGTGGCAACTGATACACCAGCTGATACAGAGTTTGAAACATTCCAAACTGGACAACCAGGTTCTACAGCAAATAATGTAGCAACCTCAGATATAACACAAACTATTGATTATAGCTTGATTGAATTTGACGACAACTGGGCATACTTGGGGCAAAGCTCTGATACAGAACCTAGTTAAGAAGGAACATTTATTATGAAGATTGGATTTACTTGCAGCAGCTTTGACCTGCTTCATGCTGGACACGTTCAGATGCTAAGAGAAGCAAAAGAACAATGTGATTATTTAATTGTAGGATTACAAATGGATCCTGCTGTAGATCGTCCTAAAGAAAAGAATCAACCAATCCAAACAATTGTTGAAAGATACAGTCAACTTAAAGCGGTAAGTTACGTTGATGAAATTATTCCTTATGCAACAGAACAAGATCTTGAAGATATACTTGAACTGTATACAATCAATGTTCGTATTTTAGGTGAAGAGTACAGAGATAAAGAATTTACAGGAAAGGACATTTGTCGTAAACGTGATATTGAACTTTTCTTTAATAAACGAGATCATCGGTTTAGTACATCAAAGCTTCGTCAAAGTTGCGCTTGGGTAAACAAAGATGGTGACTGGAAAGTTACGGATAAATAATATTATGAATGAAGATACTATAGCACAAAAGTTAAATATGAGACCGCTCCAAGAGACTCAAGAAGCGTTGGATAAATTAGACGTGAAAGTATCTGACTTGCCAGTTAACTCTTTTTCAACAAACGAAGTCGCAATGGAAGGGGAACTGCAGAAAAGTGTAGATTCTATAAAGAATTTGCCACAAGAAAGTGAAGCAGGCCTGCCAGCCGTTATGAGTTCTACTGCCAAAGAGAATCTAAAAGATATTGAATTGGCTAAGGCAAATATCGAAAACATTATTAATCTCGGTGACGACGCTGTTAAAGAAATGACAGAGATTGCGAAACAATCAGAATCACCTCGAGCGTTTGAAGTTGTATCTACTTTAATGAAAACATTACTTGATGCAAACAAAGATTACGTTGAAATGTCAACAAAGAAAAGATACGCAAAAGAAGAAGATCCTTCGGCTGATAAGAGTACAAACGTTACAAATAATAACCTTATCGTATCAACCGCTGACTTACTTAAGATGATAAAAGGTGATGAAGATAAGTAATGAGTAACTTCGATAAAGGATACTTAGGTAATTCCCATCTCAAAAAGATTGGTGAACAAATTGAGTTTACTCCTGAACTTTTAAAAGAATACATGAAGTGTGCTCAGGATCCTGTATACTTTGCAGAGAACTATATTAAAATTGTACATGTTGACCATGGTTTAATTCCAATGGAGATGTACGAGTATCAAAAAGAGATTACCGAAAAGATTACAAATAATAGACGTGTTGCTGTATTAACCGCAAGACAGAGTGGCAAGACTACGACTGCAACTGCTGTTATATTACACTACATCCTCTTTAACGAATTTAAAACTGTAGCCATATTGGCAAACAAGGGAGACGGAGCTCGAGAGGTTCTAGGCCGTATCCAGTTAGCCTATGAAGCATTACCTAAGTGGATGCAGCAAGGTATTGAAGAATGGAATAAAGGTAACATCACATTAGAGAATGGTTGTAAGATCTATGCAGGTACTACAACATCTTCTGCTATTCGTGGTAAATCTATTTCCTTTCTATATCTCGATGAGGTTGCGTTTATTGAAGGATTTGATGAATTCTTTGCTTCGGTATATCCAACGATATCATCTGGTAAAACAACAAAATTATTAATGACCTCTACTCCTAACGGATTGAATCATTTTTGGAAAACCTGTAAAGGTGCTAAAGAAGGTACAAATGGTTATGAATACGTTGAGGTTATGTGGAACGACGTTCCTGGCAGAGACGAATTGTGGAAAGAGGAAACTCTCGAAGCATTAGATTTTGACCAAGAAAAGTTTGAACAAGAATACTGTTGTCAGTTCTTAGGAAGCTCAGGTACACTAATAAGCGGTGCCAAACTCAAAGAACTTGCACCTTCAAGGCCATTGAATGAGGCTGAAGGTATTACACAATACGAATCTCCTGATATGAGTCGTTCGTATGTTATGGTAGTTGATGTATCAAGAGGTAAAGGACTTGATTATTCGGCATTTAATATTATTGATACAACGGAGATGCCATATAAACAAGTATGTGTATATAAGGATAATAACATAAGTCCAGTAGACTTTGCCTCTGTTATATATAGAATAGGGCTGATGTACAATGAGAGTGCAGTGTTAATAGAAATTAACGATATTGGTGAACAAGTTGCTGATATACTCTTTATGGATTACGGCTATGAAAATCTTCTCTTTACTGAAAACCACGGCCGAGCCGGGAAACAAGTATCAAATTTTGGAGGGAAGAGATCAGATCATGGAATACGAACAACAAAAAGTGTAAAATCAAAAGGTTGTTCTATATTGAAACTATTAATTGAACAGAATCAGTTAATACTACAAGATTATAACACAATACAGGAGTTATCACGATTTAGTAAAAAAGGCAATTCATACGAAGCAGAATCAGGTCATAACGATGATTTGGTAATGACCTTAGTATTGTTTGCTTGGTTATCAGACCAACGATTCTTTAGAGAATTAACAGACATCAATACCTTAGCGGAATTGAAAGAAAAGACAGAACAGCAGCTTGACGAAGAATTATTACCGTTCGGCTTTATAGATACTGGAGACGATATCCCTGACGATCAGGGGTGGATCGCGTATCGGACTGATAGCAGTGGTTTTTAGATATAGAAACTTTTATAAATAAAACTGTGATAACTATTAATTAGTAACAAAAGATTTAATTAGATAATATTAAAGGAGAATAATATGGCTTTTTCCGTAAGTCCTTCCGTAATTGTTAGAGAGGTGGACGCATCAGCATCGGTTCCTGCCATCGCGACACCACCTGCAGCAATGGCCGGTGTGTTTAGATGGGGTCCTGTAGGTGAAGTAGTTCTTGTTTCTTCAGAAAATGAATTGGTTTCAAGGTTTGGTACTCCAAGCGCTGATAACTATGAAACATTTTTTGTCGGAGCAGATTACCTTTCATACGCAAATGCATTATATGTAGCAAGAGTTGATAACGGAGCACAAACCGCTTCCTCAACCGATATCCAGAGAAATGGAAATAATGTAATTCAAGCTGAACATACTACGTACGGAGCATTCGATGCTAAGTACCCAGGTAAGTTAGGTAATTCATTAGAGATAGCATATGTTAAGGGTAGCAGCTTTACCAATACAGAAATTGCAGTAGGAGAAATTTCTGCTACAAGAATTACTGGTAATACAGTACAGCAAGCAACATCTCAAACAATTGATTTTAACGCAGCAACAGTTGCATTTGAAGTCGTACCAGCAGACGAAATAACAACAATAGAAAGTGGTGATATCATTACTATCGGTAACGATTCAGTAGGATATCAAGAAATTGTTGTTAATACAGTAACCAAAGAATCAAGAGATTCCGTGGGAGATCCAACAGCAAACACAGTTCTTACAACTGCAATTCATCATACATTATCTTTAGGTGGTAAATACCTATTGGCTGAAACGAGTTTGAATAAGCTTTCCATTACAAGAAAATGGGCTTATGGCAATTTATTCGGTAAAGCGCCTGCAGCTGCAAACTATCATATTGCAGTTCTTGATAAAGACGGTGAAATCAGTGGTACAGCTGGATCAGTATTAGAATTATACAACGATGTATCAATTAGCCCAACAGCTAAGCTACCAAGTGGTAAAACAAATTACTACAAAGAAGCAATTGAACAAGAATCTTCATGGGTTAAGGTAGCAAATACCGCTCACTTCGAAGCTTCTTCTCAGGCAAGTACATATGAAAGACTGGGTACTAACTTGGGTGTTTCAGGTAATACATCAATAACAAGTTCAAACGTCGGTACAGACGGAAGATCTGAATCACTAGCAACTCTAGCGGATCTTGCACCTGGTTACGATTTGTTTAAAGCATCTAACGAAATTGATGTTTCATTCGTACTTGGTGGTAAATCTGATGATACCGGTAACCTAGGTACATATCTGATCTCAAATATTGCTGAATACAGAAAAGACGCAATTGCATTTATCAGTCCTGCTAAATCAGATGTTGTTGATGAAAGCAAAGCTGAAGCTAAACTTGCTAACATAATTGCATTTAAGAATGGATTACCAAGTTCTTCTTACTCTGTAGTTGATTCAGGTTATAAGTATAGATACGACAGATATAACGATGTATATAGATACACTCCACTTAACGGTGATATAGCAGGTCTTGCTTCAAGAGTTGAACCTTTTGAATCTCCAGCCGGTTTCCGTAAAGGTGTTATTAAGAACGTTGTCAAACTTGCCTTTAATCCTAATAAGGCTCAGAGAGATCAACTATATAGCAATGAAGTTAACCCAGTAATGGCTCAATCAGGAAGAGGAGTTGTCCTATTCGGTGATAAGACAGGATTAGGCGGCAACAGTGCTTTTGATAGTATCAATGTTCGAAGATTGTTTATCTCAGTAGAAAAGGCAATTGCCAATGCTGCGGAATCATTCTTGTTTGAATTGAACGACGAGTTTACTCAAGCGCAATTCAAAGGAATCGTTGAACCATTCTTAAGAGACATTCAAGGTAAGCGAGGAATCGTTGATTTCAG